GTGACGCTACTGAGCCTACTAACCTGTGGTTCTCTTCACCTTATGACGAGACTGACTTTGACCCTGCTGATGGTGCAGGTGTTATCAATGTAGGCTTTCCTATTGTAGCTATCAAGTCTTTCCGTGACTCACTCTACGTCTTTGGATCTAACAATATCCGTAAGCTTGTAGGCAACAACATTGCAGACTTTGTATTGCAAGAAGTTACGGATGACTTGGGTTGCCTTGCTACGGATAGTGTAGTTGAAATTGGTGGTGACTTACTCTTCTTATCACAAGATGGCTTGCGTCCTGTTACTGGTACTGATAAAATTGGTGACGTTAACCTTGAGACAGTATCTAAAGACATTCAGTCTATCTTTACTGACGTTGTGTTTGATGTAGACTTAGATAAGCTAGACGCTGTAGTTATTAGACAGAAGACACAGTTTAGATACTTTCTTGGTGCTGCAGATGGTCAAGGTATTATCGGTGGGTTTAGGCAGACACCTAACGGCTTGCAGTTTGAGTACGGTCAGATGCTTGGTATATTTACTACGTGTGCTACCTCTGGCTACATTGGTCAGAATGAGTTTGTTATACATGGCGATAGCAACGGTAAGGTACATCGCCAAGAGCAAGGCAATAACTTTGACGGTGAGGACATCTTCTCTGTATTCCAGACACCATTCTTTCACATGCAAGACCCAGAACAGCGTAAAGTATTCTACACTGTAGCTACTTACTTACGTTCAGAGGGTGACAATGAGATTGTTATGTCTGCCTTGTATGACTACGAAGATGTAGATACACTAAGCCCAACTAATTTTACATTAATAACACAAGGTGCTGCAGCTTACTACAACGAAGCCTTGTATGACAGTACAGCAATCTTTGATGGTAACCCTGCTCCAGTACAGCGTACTAACGTTTCAGGCTCAGGTAAGTCGGCATCACTTAAATACGTAACAAACGATACAAACGCATCACACAGCATTCAGGGCTTAGTGATTACGTTTGGGGTAGGAGATAGGCTCTAATATGGCAGGTTATACAAGACAGTCTGTAGCTGATATTATCGCAAATGCGGTTATTAAAGCTGCACCAGTAAACGCAGAGTATAATGCTATTCGTGATGCTTTTAATGCAAGCACAGGGCATAAGCATGACGGTACATCTGCAGAGGGTGCTTATGTACCAGTTATCTCTGACGTAGACAACTATAACAAAGTTGTTGTTGATGCCATAAATAATAGAATTAGTTTTTATAATGAAGTGTCTTCTTCTGCTGTAGAACAGATAAGATTAGAAGACGGTGTACTAAAACCTGTAACTGACGATGATGTAGACTTGGGTGCTGCAGGTGCTGAGTTTAAAGACTTGTACATTGACGGTATTGGCTACATTGACTCTGTAGTTATCACAGGCGGTACTATTGATGATACAGTAATCGGTGGTACTACTCCTGCTGCTGCTGACTTTACCACTATGGACACTACAGGTAATGCATCTGTAGGTGGTACATTTGCTGTAACAGGTACGTCTACCTTCACTGGCGCTATGTCAGCAGGTAGCTTGACTACAACAGGTCAAGCTACTTTAGCTACAGTAGACATTAATGGTGGTACAATAGACAATGCTACTATTGGTAACACAACACCCGCTTCCGTTACAGGTACTCTGATCACAGCTAACACAGGGTTTAGTGGCCCTCTTACAGGTGATGTTACAGGTAACCTACAAGGTAATGTGACAGGTAATGTCACTGGTGATGTAACAGGTGATTTGACTGGTAACGTTACTGCAGCTACAGGTTCTTCTACTTTTAACAATATGACAATAAACGGTACACTAGACGTTACATCTACTGTGATTAATAACGTTAGTGATCCTGTTTCAGCACAACAAGCAGCTACAAAGAATTACGTTGACACACAAGTAGCTAACCTTGTAGACTCAGCCCCAGGTACACTAGACACACTAAACGAATTAGCTGCAGCGCTGGGTGATGATCCTAACTTTACTACGACTATTACAAACAGCATAGCAACCAAGTTACCTCTAGCAGGTGGTACGATGACTGGTGCTATTGCTATGGGTACATCTAAGATCACTGGCTTGGGTGACCCTACAGCTAACCAAGATGCGAGTACTAAGAATTATACAGACACCCAAGACGCAACTAAACTGAGCTTGTCTGGTGGCACTATGACAGGTGCTATTGATATGGGTAGCTCTAAAGTAACTACTACATATACTCCTGTAAACGGTCCAGACCTTACAAATAAAACATATGTAGATGCTATCTTAGGTTCCTCTACAGCTGCAGCTACAAGTGCTGCTAATGCTGCTACTAGTGCTACAGCAGCTTCTAACTCTGCTACTGCAGCTGCAGTAAGTGAAGCTAATGCTGCTGCATCGTATGATAGCTTTGATGATCGTTACTTAGGTGCTAAAGCTACTGCACCTACTGTAGACAACGATGGTGATGCACTAACAGCAGGCGTATTGTATTATAACTCTACAGACGGTAACTTATACCACTACAATGGAACTACTTGGGTAACTAATACAAGTTTTGGTGCTAGTTTAAATAACTACACAGCCACGGCAGGGCAGACAACTCTATCTGTAAACTATGAAGTTGGGTTTATTTCTGTATGGCTTAACGGTGTAAAGCTTGTATCTAGTGTAGATTTTACAGCAACTAGTGGTACAGGTATTACATTTACTTCAGCGCTAACCGCTGGTGACACTATAGATGTAACAGCTTATAATCTGTTTGAAGTAGCTAATGCATTAACTAAAACAAATAATTTATCAGACGTTCTAGATGTAGCAACAGCTAGGTCTAACTTAGGGCTAGCCACCACTAGTGATGTAACCTTCAACACTCTTACTGCAGGTTTTATTGCAACAACTTTTGACCACGGTGTTATTAGCACTACAGTGTCAGTAAATATGGATGACGGTCAAATACAGACAGCTACGCTTGGGGCTAACATAACAGTTAATTCTACCTCTTTAGCAAACGGTCATCAGTTAATGCTTATGATTAATGACGGCAGTGGTTATACTGTTACTTGGTCAGGGTTTACTTGGGCTAATAACGATGGTGCTGCACCTACACTTATTAATACAGGTTACAATACTTTCATCATTTGGAAGATTAACAATGTAGCTTACATCACCTACGCAGGGGATCAGTAATGTTTTTAGCTATGGCAGCAGCGGCGGGTGGGCATAAACAACTATCACTACCTACTATATATGGAAGGACAAGCAGTGGCTCAATTTTCTCAGGTCACAATAGTACTTCAATTAGTGGTAATACAACTTTTGGTACTGCACACGCTGATAGAGAATGTTGGGTGTTAATAGGAACAATGAGTAGTCCTAGTGGTACAGGTAATCAAGTAAGCAGTGTTACTATAGGAGGTAATACAGCTAGTATAGTTTATCAAACATCTGCTAATGGTGCCACGAATGCCCAAAGTATTGCTTTTGCTAGGTATAGAGATAATGGCTCCTTAGGTATTGGAAGCATAAACGTCACTGTTAACTTTGTTAATAATCAGATTCACAGTGGTCTTATTCCTTATGCAGCCACTAACACAACTTCTATAGATGATACATATGAGTCTTCGGCTCAGGGAACTGCAGCCACTGGTACAATAAGTTATAGTGGAGGGATTGCTTGGATTGTTGACTTAAAACAAAACAGTACCAGCAGTAGCCATAATTCCCCTTGGGTTAATGATTATTCTTTTGATTACGGAACGAATGAGTATATGACTGTAGCTCAACTTAGCGGATATGCCCCAGGAACATATACAGTAGCTAAAACATCTTCATCTTCTGTAGGTAATGTAGCCATAGCTTCTTTAGCAATGATTTAACGATAGGGTTTTTACAATGAGTAAAGCAAGAGACTTAGCAAATCTTATATCAACAGGCGGTGATCTGGCTGATGGATTAGTTAATGGTGGTGAGTTAGAGTTTACGGCTGCTGAAGCTATAACTTCAGGTCAGGCTGTAGCTTTAGATAATAGTGCACAACTAGTATCTATAAAAGCCCCAATTACATACGACACTGATTACGCAAGTGGCAACGCTACAGTAGAAACAACTTTTAACCAAGGTACAGACAGACTTTCTAGTCAGTGCTACATAAAAGAGCATAACATTATGGTTATCGCTAGTGGTGAGTATGGCAGCGATTATGCATATATAGGAACTTATAGCCTAAGCCCTTCATCAGGGTCCACTCTTTTAGACTCCGACACAATCCCTAGCGTTGATGGTACTTGGAGCGCTTACACTGCGTACAACGAACACACAAGTACTTTATATGTTGCTTGTTGGGAGTATAATTTCGGCAACCCAGAGGCTTGTAGGTTGTATGCATATAGTGTTGCATCTAATGGAACACTAACTAGAAAGTTTAATTTTAGTTATGCTCCTACAATAGCATATGCAAATGGAGCACAATCTGTTGCTTTTGCTATTGTTCCTGATTCTCAGTACTTTATGATAGCTACAGGTAAAGAGCTATCAGATGACACATTTTATAGAATATATAGAGATGACACTAACGAGGTTGCTCCAACCTTTACTTATACTAGTCAAACTTACGGCTCTAGTTATGGCGGTTACTCTGGTGACACTCTTGGAGCAAATGGTTTAAGTGTTGTATGGCACCCTGACACTTCTTCTTTTATTGTTGCTCGTAGGATAAACTTAGATGATTTGGTTTTAGAAAAAATTACTGTAAATAATAGTTTTTCTATTACTAATAAAATTCATAGTTATCAAACTGACTGGGGTATGCACAATAGTCTCCTTAACATAAAAGGATTAACTAATAACTATGTTTTGTGGACAGGTATCTACGATCCAGACCTGAAGCCTTATTATGATGTTTTAGATATACAAGCTAATTCTATAGGTTTTACTGGTTCTCCTACACTTGCTTGGGATGATACGTTTGATACAGACTCAACTTATAGCCCTAGTGATACAGTAGTATCTGATATAATCTACAACAACGACACAGATATTGTGACTATAACTGGTAGTCAGGTAAATTACCATATAGGTGATGTAATTATTGCAATGCCTTCTAGTACTGATAATCAGGTCACCTATAAAAGATTCCGTTTTGTTGACCATCCTAGTAGCCCTTTTCTATCTTCACAAGACGGCAACACTTCCAGTTGGGTTACTCCAACGGGTGTTAGTGTAAACTTAACTAATAATTATTCTACAAATGGTATCTTTTGGTCAGAGAAAGACTATACTCACTACTACGTAACTGGAATTAGTTTTTTAAAATATATTGCTGCTCTTGATACTTATAAGCCTACAGAAGTTTTTAGTAATGTGGATGATTTTATAGGGTTTGCACAAAACGCTATAGCTTCTGGTAGTACAGGTAAAGTTATATCTAGTGGAGGGTTGCTTTCTACTACAGGGTTAACAGCAGGTAGTACTTACTATATAGATTCTACTAGTGGAGAACTAACTACTGATACATTTAATAGAAAAAAAGCAGGTGTAGCTAAAAGTACTACGGAACTTATGGTTGATGACTCCCCTGACACGCTTGGTAATTTAGATAATATTAGGCTTGATACTAACAGTAACTTAGCGATTTTTTCTAATAGCAGTATGTTAGCTTTAACTGATCAAGGTATATATGGGGCTGGAGGAAATGCAGAGGATAATATATCTATTGGAAGAAATGCCTTAAAAGATATTAGGAATGTTTCTTACAATGCTGCGATTGGTTATTCTGCTGGTCAGTACCTTGAAACAGGATCGCACAACACCTTTATAGGTAGTGATGCTGGTAAAAATATATCTTCTGGTAGTGGTAACACTATTCTTGGAACCTTTAATGGTAACGAGTTAGGTTTAGACATCAGAACTACAGATAACAACATCGTACTATCTGACGGTGCAGGTAACCCTAGAGTTCACGTAGACACTAACGGTATTACTAAAGCACAGTCTTATGCAGAAGAGTATGAAGCTGTAACTTCAACGTCAAACGCTACTACAGTTAACTGCCGTAATGGTAACTCGTTTAGCCACACGCTGACAGAGAACACTACGTTCACGTTCTCTAACCCACCTGCAAGCGGTACATCTTACTCGTTCAGCATTGAGATCATCCAAGACGCCTCAGCCAGCGGCTTCACAGTGACATGGCCTAGCTCAGTAGACTGGCCTGCCGCAACTGCTCCTACGCTTACAGCCACAGCTTCAGCCAAGGACATCTTCGTGTTCACTACTCGTGATGGCGGAACTAACTGGTATGGATTCACAGCTGGTCAAGCATTAGCTTAATAAGGAGCTTCACACATGGCTACTAAAAAGAAAATGCTCCAAGCCGCTGCTGGTCAAGCTGGCGGTGAGGCGCTTGATGTTGCTGAGGTGTTCAGCACTTATTTGTATGAGGGTAGCGGGTATCCAC